TGTCTTTATTTAGCAATTCGTATTTCTTTTTAATATATTCTGCTCTTTTCTTTTGTTTCTTAATGTCGGTCTTAACTTTCTTTTTCTCCCAATCAAACTTCATCAGCTTTTGTGGTGTTAGGTTTTGCCCTTTCTTTGTATGTGGCTGTAAATTAACACAAGCCAACCATCGCACTCTCTCCCACTCCCATTGTTGTTCTTTCTCTACTCTATCATTTACGCCTTTCTGCATACAGATAAACTCATGAAAGGTTAGACTCCAAAAGTCTTTAGGTAGTAATCCGAAGCCATAACCTATAGCTTCTAAACTATCCCAAGTTACTTCTTTTTCTTCGCCCCTTTCGGAGCTTTCACGTTTCCCTCTGTCTCAAATTTAGCAGAGAATTGGTTAGAGAATATCTCTAGCACTTTATTTAGTGCCTCAAAATCTTCGTCTAGCAAGTCAGCGACATCATCAACATTTAAAGAACATTCTTGACCACTCACTCTAGAGCCGTCTTTTATTCCGTTTAGAATTAGATAACAAGCATCATCTAAGCTCATACCCTCTCCTAGCTTATCTAAGTCAGCTAAACTTCTTCCAGTATCTTTACAGAACATTCTCAAAGAGTTCATTCCAAATCTTACTGGGTAATCTTTACCGTTTATTATTACAATTTCGTACATATCTTTGTTAGTTTAAGTTATTGCTAGTTGGGAGACGTGCCGTAGCACAATCCCCAACCAACAAAGAAATTATTATACAGCAGTCTTAGTAATTGCGCCAGTTCCCTCTATTGAAACAGAGTAAGTTGGAGCATCTTCTGTCCCACCACTAATCTCTAGAGAAGTAATAAAACCATCTCCAGTTATTGTATAACCAGCTGGAGTAGATAGAGCAAAAGTAAAGTCTACTGCTGTTCTATCAAACATCTGGTCAAATAATTCAGCTACATCAGTATCTCCAGCAGTTGCTGAGAAGTCCATAAGACCATCAGCCGAAAGGCTAAAAGACTTTTGTCCACCTAACAAATCTCTCCAACCAGCAGAGTCTTTTGTTGAGATGTCTATTGTATCTACATTCATTGAAAGTGAAACATTCTGAGAATGCATCAATTTCGCTTCAGCTCCTCCACTACTAGGAGAAACTTTTAGGATTAAATCCGTTCCGTTAAAAATTGCCATTTTCTTTTAATTTTAAAATTTATAATTAGCTAATATCTAAATCCTCAGAAGTTTCCTTCTTCTTAGATTTTTTCTTTGTTGTATCTATTGCATCGTTATGCTGTAAGAAGTTAAAGACTGCTCTTACTACTTTGTAAGATTCGCCTTCTACATATTCTACTCCTCTACACTCAATGTTCTTTTTTATCTTTACTTTATAGGTTTCCATATTTATCTATTTATGTTAAATCTGTAATCTTGTGCTATACCATATAAACCAATAGAACCAGCAGAATCATCATATAGCTCGTTCTGGTCTTGGTAAAATATCTTGTCTACTACTACACCACTATAAGTACCACTAACATAATCTAAAGCTGTACGAATATGACCAGCTAAAGCTACCATATCAGCGTAGCTATTATGATAAATGCTTATCTGTACTCTTACATAGTCATACTCACTTACTCCGTTCTTAGTGTTGTTAGGCTCATCTCCAAACATCTGATAAGTAATGTATGGTAACTTAACGTCAGTAGGAAAGTTGTAACGACTAGGAAATATTCTTAAATTACCGTCAGTAGTAACTAAAGGAGCTACGTTAGAGTCGTTGCTAAGTATGTTGTATATTACTTTTCCTATCTCCATTATGCTAATCTTTTACTCCAGAGTCTTTCAATCTCTTTTCTGATTTCATTTATAACATTGCTTTGAGCCATTTTAGCTGTGGTACTTCTATAGACCTTATCTAACATTCTACCACCTGGCTTACCTCTAAATCCATACTCTAAGAAATAGAAATAAAAACCACTTTTCTCTTTATCAGCATAAGCACCTTTAACTCTTGGTCCAACATAAACTGCTGGAGATTGTCCCCTTCTCATTTTACCATTGATAACAGCAATACTTTTTACTAATTGTCCAGTACTTCTATCAGCGTTGCCCTCTGTATCTTTGTTAATATAGTCTTTAATCTCTCCTCTTAACTCATTTACTAATGGTTTAGCAGCCTTTCTCATTCCTTGTCTTAGCTTTACTTTAGTTTGGCTATCAGACATACCTAGCTTCTCAATACTCTTTATCAATCCCTTGAGTTCTTTCTCATCAATTTGAAAACCAACTAGACCTTGATGCCCACCTTGATTACCTCTTAGATTCTTTTCTGTAAATACTGTTGCCATTATTGCTCTGGAAATGGGTTAATACCGTTATCTATTAATATGTTTATCCAATCTATTTCCTTAGTGTATAAGTCTACATTGTCCCACTTAGTCTCTAAGCATTGATAAGTCTCTAGCACTCCATACGATACTATCGCCTCGCTATCGTTCCATACGATGTAGTAACTCTTTACCTCTGGGTAACATATTTCTGTTAATCTTAAACTCATTACGTTGTTAGTTGTGTTAGTTCGCTATCACTTAAAGACTCATTAAATACTGCTAGTGCTTTGCATTTACCGTAAGCTCTACTACCTTCTGATATAAATAAAACTTCATTAAGGTTATTTAGCGTAAATGTATCTGTGAAATCTGTTTCGTTTCCATTAACCCACATTGCTGAATTTCCTGACTTATATTTGATTGCTATTTTATAGTATGTATTTAATTGATTAGCACTACCATCAAACTTAGTAACAACATTTGCTCCATTTTCTCTAATTCTACAAAATATACTACCTGAAAAACCTATTACAACTTGGTCATCAGAAGGGTCAGAATTTTTAATAGCAATTCTACCATCGGTAGAAAAAGCTATCTCTGCATATAACACACCCTCTGTTGAGTTTATTAAGTCAGCACTACCAGCACCAGTTGCAGTCTCTGTAGCTCTTGTCTCTGTGCTTCCAGTTAGTGTTGGTATGTATGATGTGGTGTAGGGTAAGTTTTCAACTTGTATTCCCCATATATATAAGTCAGAAGTGTATGTATCACCATCATTGTTTATATAAGCTGGATAGGTATCTGAAGTAGGATTACTCCAAGAGTGTTCAAATCGTTGCCAATCTCCCGTTGCTGTTTTTATATCAGATGCACTATTTCTAAAAAAGGTAAACTGATTGTTTGTTCCAACTGTTTTAGCTTTTGCCCAAACACTTATAGATTTAGCAGTAACGCTACCTGTAACTTTAAGATATGTACTTGTTCTATCAGGCATTTGTATTCTATAAACCCCTAAGCTTCCATCAGGAGCTACTACATCACTTTCATAAGTTAATGTTGTATTAACTCCAATTTCGCCAACGCCATTAATAAGAGAGTCTATATCCTCACTATAAGTAACAAGATTAGTAGAAGTAGGCTCTAACAATATATGACCATTATCTCCATTACTATCATAGCTTATTCTTGGCACTCCAGTAGCTACATTAGAAACTAATCCACTTGAGTTAATTCTTGTAGCAGTTGAAGTTCTAGCAAAGTCAAAGTCCTCATAAGGCTCGTCTATTGGCGCTACGTTGTAAAGCGTACCAGCCTTGTAACCAGTAGGAGTTAAGATAATACTTGCTTTATTTAATAATCCGTCTGCCATTAGCTTATGTCGTTTAATGTTTGTAAGAATGCTTGGCTATCTGTAGTGTTCTCAACTACTCCTCCAGCAGATACTACTCTTGTGTTTAATACGCTTATGTAATCGGCTGGTGTTGGGTTAAATATACCACCATCAACAATAGTCCAACCATCGTCCTCTATTAAACTAAATCTTGAAGCATAAGCTGACTCTGTAAATTGTGAGCCACCGAAGTTTATACTTATATTGTTATCTACTACACCAGCAGCCCAAGCTATTAGCGTTGCATCGTAGTTAGAAGTAGATAAACCACTAGCGTTCTGCATAAAGTTAGTAAAGTTAGAAACATTAGGAATTAACCACGCTGCTAGAGATTGGTCGAATAGGTCGCAGTTGTAGAGCATTTGTTCCATATTTTCTACGTTTGTAGTGTTCCAACTATATATGTCTCCGTTGAATTGTGAGCATTCCAAAAATGTATAACTCATATCTTCAACATTAGAAGTATCCCAAGAGTTTAAGTCTTGGTCAAAAGATTTGCAATGACTAAACATAAATCTCAAACTCGTGCAATTTGATATATTCCATTCATTTAATGGCTGATTAAATGTAGTTGCATTATATAATGATTCTCTTATGTTTGTTACTGTACTTATATCCCAGTTGCCAATAGCTCCATTAAAGTTAGTACAATCTCTAAATATTCTATAAAATGATGTACTAGAAATAGTAGGAGCATCTGTAGCACTAGCATCTAAATTAGTACAACCATAAAAAGCAGAATCAGTAGATAAGTCTAAGACTCCCCATTGTTTTACATCAAGCATTTTAAGCTTATCTCCAGCGTTATTGAATTGCCATCCTTGTAATGTTCCCTCTATACTTATTTCGTATTGACCAGGACTTGTATAAGTGTGTGTAACCTCTTGTTGATTATAACTAGTAATTGTATCGCTTGAGCCATCTCCCCAGTTTACTGTAGCGTTATAACTACCACCACTAACCAATGGCATCATAAATTGAGTATTTAAGCTAGAGCCACTAGATGTATTCTCTGTGTCAATAGTAAAGACAAATTGATTAGGAGCTGTCTGTGATAAATCTACTACGTCATTCTTCTCTAATAAAAGCACCATAGCATCTTTACGACCTACTTCCTTTATGCTCTTGATAGAATAATTAGTAGAGCCATTAGAAATAAAGTATTGTGGACTTACTCCAATGTTAGTTCTGTATCTTATTAAACACTCTATACGTTCATCATTGATTAAGGCATCAGCATCGAAGTTAGTATTACCACCTTTGAAGTCAAAGTCTCCGTAGATGGTAACGTA